AGATTAATCGAAAATCTTGTATTCCCTAACCTGATTTATAAAGACTACTCTAACCAGTTTGTGAATGGAAAAGGAGCAAAGGTACAGGTTAAAAAACCGGTAGTTTTGACGGCGCAGGAATTTGACTCGTCTGCAGGAGTAACCGCACAGGATATAAACGAGGACTCCGTAGAAGTCACCCTGGATAAGATTGCTACCGTAGATATTGAAGTATCCGCGCTCGAAGGTGCGGTAAACTTTGATGATGCCAACCGGCTGTTTATTGAACCTGCAGCTGTTGCCCTGGCGCAAAAGATTAATAGCGACGGATTGGATTTATACGCGGATATTCCGTATATCGGCGGAGTGGCAGGGACAACCCCCGACGCACTGGAAGATCTGTCGGAAGTAAGAAAACTGTTAAATATTAACAAGGTTCCTGTTGCGGGGCGTGTAGCCGTATGGGATACGGAAGCAGACGCTAAATATACTACTATTCCAGCAATCGTAAACGCAGAAAAATCCGGCTCTACTACAGCGCTGAGAGAAGGGTCCATCGGGCGTTTGTTCGGGCTTGATAACTATATGTCTCAGGAGGTTAAAAAGCACACAAAGGGAACATTGTCCGCCGCTGTAAAACCTAAAGCGTCTACCAGTAAGGGAGCCACAAGTTTAACTCTTTCCGCAACCGCAGTTACGGGAACCCTGGTTAAGGGCGATGTTTTGACAATCTTAGATGATACATATGTTGTGACTGCGGACGCAACTGCCGCATCCAATGAGATCACAGTAAATATTTATCCCGCGCTCAAAAAAGATATCACTACCAATACTGTGGTCGCCGTGTCTGACAGTCATACCGCAAATCTGGCGTTTAATCCTATGGCATTTGCTTTTGTTACCCGTCCTCTGGTACAGCCGGCAGGCGTTGAGAGCTATGTTACCTCTTATAACGGCCTATCCCTGCGTGTTACCCGTGGATACGATATGAAATACAAAAAAGAAATGATGTCTATGGACGTTCTATATGGATATAAAACTATGTATCCAGAACTGGCCGTCCGTTATATGGGTTAATGAAAACGGCTAATGATGTTATCCAAGAGTGGATAAAGCGGGGCTATGTGACCTCCGAGCAGGCACAAAGCAATAAAGATATGTACGAGTCCTATATCACACAGGCAAAAGACAGTATTTTATCTTTTTGCAATATACCGCTTGCCGCCAATATGCCGGACGGGTTGTTTTATCCTTGGGTTGAGATTGGATACAGTTTTTCCCAGGGCGGAAATATGACCTCTGGAGGCATGGTGGTTAAGTCCATCTCCGAGGGAGACACATCAATTACCTACGGAAGCGCCGAAAGCGGCAGCGTGGAAGGAAGTTCAACCGTAGATTACACCTCGATACTTAATAGGTTTCGCAGGTTACCATAGGGGCAATTCACTTTGCCCCTTTTTGTATAAGGAGGGATAAAATGAAATTGCCTCAAAGTAATGTAATTATGGCTAAATCCGCCCTGCAATCCCTATGGGAAGATACAGTAACCGTTAATAGGCATATTGAAACCGCAGGCGTAGAGGGCAGCGATATGGTATACAGCAATGTATTATGCCATCTGTCAATTGCTATGCCTCCGGTAACTTCCCAAACGGATACGGCGTCCGTCGCCAATACCCAATTTACCCTTTATGTGGATACGGGTATCGATATAAAGCAAGGGGACGCCCTTACAATTACGCACAAAGCACAGACGATAAAAGGGGTTGCAGGGCTTCCATTTAAACGCAATTTCAGCAATGTAATTAAGGTGGAGTCAGTGGTGTATGCATGAGCGATATAGTAACCATAAACAAACAAAATTTTACTAAGTTTAAAAAGCAGCTCGAAAAACTGAATGCTAATCTTGACGACAGCGCCCGGCGGGTGGTAAACAGCATGGCCTATGTTGGGCTGGAAGTTACCAAAAAAAACACTCCGGAAATAACAGGGTGGCTTCGCAGCAACTGGATCAAAAACAAGACTCAAAAGGTGGGCGGATCTTATACCACCGGCTACAGTAACAACGTGGAATATGGCGTGTATGTTAACAATGGCCATCGAGTGGTCAATAAGTCGGGGGAAACTTTGCGGTGGAAAAATGGCAAAAGAATGTTAGAGCAAGGGATAAACGAGGCCAAACGGCAACTTTACACCTTATTTCAAAATGAAGTAGCCAGAGTAAAGCGAAAGACGGGATTTTAGCTGATGAACAATAACATTATACGGGATAAATCCTTGCAAGATCGGATAGACAACAAAACATTAACCATTGCGGACCATGTAAGGATTTCGCTTGCGGAGTTTTTATCCAGCCTATTTCCAGGGGTCAAAGTTTATCTCAACCAAAATCAGCAAAAGCTTGCCTTGCCGTCTTTATTTGTAGGATTTTATGAAATCGCCAACCAGCAGAGAATGATTGATACCAGTGAATATGAATTTGGTTTTGAGCTGTCCTATATTCCTGACGATAAGCATTCAAATACCGAACTGACCCATGCCATATTTTTGATTATGCAGAATTTGCATTTTATAGATAGCGAAATAGGGCAATTCGCAGTATATAGCAAAAACAGCGATATCACTGACCGGATAGCTCATGTAACGGGATTAATAAGGGTTATGGAGATTACTACGCCAAATGACCCGATGATAAATCAAGCTGAAAAGGAGCTGATTGTTTGATTAATAGGATTATACCTGGCGTCTCTGTAGAGACCATTGCCGGGGAACGGGAAGCCTCGTTAGGAGTTGTAGGCGTTGTAACTATGCCTATGGAGCTAAATTGGGGAGATCAGGTAATCACAATTCGTAAAGGTATGGATACTACTACAGTATTAGGATACAAGCTATATGATACCGCCCTTAAATTAGTAAATGAGGTTATGAACTATGCAAACCAATTAATTATCTATCGCCTCAACATAGGCGCAAAAGCGCAGGCAACATTAGCTAGCGGGGTTACTGCCAAAGCCGTATATACAGGGACAAGGGGGAACGATATCAGCGTTTCAGTTGCTTCTGCTGACAGCAAGTTCACCGTTACCACCTATCTTGACTCTGTAGAAATGGATAAGCAGGTAATATCCGATGTATCCGATTTTAAAACCAATGATTTTATTGAGATTACTGGCAGCGGCACATTAGAAACCGCTACCGCAACGCTGACAGGCGGAACAAACGGCACGGTTGCGGCTGCTAATTATGATAATTATTTTACCGAGATCCAAAAACATGATTACAACGTCATGGCTTATACTGGCACGGATAGCTCTATTTCTGCAAAAATAGTTAATTTTATCCAGAGCCAAAGAGATAACGGCACAATGGTACAGGCGGTTATGAGCGGGTCTGATTTTGACAATGAAGGGATTATAAACAATACCATTGGCGGAAAGACGACGAACTATGATCTCACGGCCGCAGAAGCCTGCGCTACAATGGCGGGTATTCAGGCGAAACAAGGGGTCACAGGGAGCGCGACATATTTTAATGTCATTGGATGGAATGATGTATCCAGCAGGCTTACAAAGCTGCAGATGGAAAGCAAAACCCAAGACGGAGAAATCTTATTTGTATACAAATATGGCGGGGTTGTAGTCCTCTATGATATTAACAGCCTAACAACTACCACAGACGCCAAACCAGAAGATTTTAAGAAGAACCTTGTAATCCGGACGCTGGACAAATATAGCATGGATCTGCAAAAACTGCTTGATACTAAGGCCATTGGGAAAATTAGAAACAGTGTAGACGGACGCAATCAAATTAAGGGATTAATCTCCGATATGACCGTCAAAAACTATCTCAATATTGGAGCGATAGAAGATTTCACAGCATCAGATATTACCGTTGAGATGGGATCGGCCAGAGATAGTATTATTGCTACAGTTGGCATTAAGGTTGTGGATACTGTAGATAAGATTTATATCACCGTAACCGCTCTTTAAGGAGGTTAGTATATGGCAAAGAATAGATTAAGAGATATGCCGTCCCAGAAAGACGGCAAAGGATATATCAACATTAACGGCAGACAGTTAGACGCTTTTGTGTTTACAAAGCTTAGCCTAGACTCAGAGGTTGTTCCAGAAGAGAGGGCGTTTTTGGGAGAGGTGGTTAAACAACATGCTGCCAGAGGGCTGAACAATACAGGCAGCATAGCATTTTACCATTGTACACCAGATTTAATTCAAGCCGTTAAGGAGTATAAGAACGGCGGGGAGTACCCAGAAATCACACTGCAGGGGTATGCGCAGGTCGCAAGCCGAGGACGGTGTGAAGTGATTGCTACGGATGTCATTATCAATAAAATTTCCTTGCTGTCTCTTGATGACGGGAACGACGGTTCTATGATATTTGAGTCCGACATTACTTTTGATGATTTTGATATTATCAGTAATTTTGAGGTATAAGACATGAAAAGTTTAAATAGTTTCCTAAATCCAAAACGCAAAAAAGAGATAAGGTTTAAACTCCCTGCATTTGAGGATGAGTTTGTTATGCGTCCGCTTACCCTAAAAGAGGACTTAAAGCTGGCGGAAGAATATGGCGACAAAAGCAATACAGAAATGATGATTGCCTATGTAGCGAACTCTCTTGTGACACCGGACCTCAGAGACAATAATTTTTTAGAGGCGTTGTCGGAACGCGAGGGCAGAAAAATTTTAGATCCAGTGGACGCTTTAAAATGTATTGTCAACGGTGCGGAAACAGCGTCGCTGATTAAGGTTTACAACGATTTTAACGAGGTTACTGTTAAATTTAGCGACAAGGTGGACGAGGCAAAAAACTGATAGAGCAGGGCGAGGACGGTTTTGCGTTATATGCCCACCTTGCCCTGCAAAATCACAACATTTTACCGGATGATTTTATGAGGCTGCCAATAAGAACAAGGGCCTTTATAGTGGCAAGCGATATGGTAGCCTCGGAGGGCGCCAAAAACAAAGCGGGGTGATCTATTGGCTCAAAATTTAGCTGCGGTATTCACACTTACCGATCACTATACAGCAGTAATGAAAAATATCATTTCATCCACTGACAGCGCGGAGAAAAAAGTAAACAACATGGCAAAGGCTACAAAGCTGCTTGAGGAAGAAATGAAAAGCGCTGGGAAATCCGGTCAGACTGCCGCCGGAGGTATTGGGGGACTTACCAGCAAGATTACCGGCCTTGTGTCCGTTGCTTATTTAGGGAAAAAAGCCCTTGAGGGGATGTTTTCCGCTATCAACTTATCAGCGGCTAGGGACGTGCAGGAAAAGACGTATCAAGGGCTTTTGAACTCGGAAAAGATAGGAGCGCAATTTGCGGAATTTGCCCGGTTACATGGGAAAAACTCCTTGCTCGGGCAAGCGGGGGCGGGCAGCGCCTTTACCTCTTTTTTGCCGATGACGAGAGACCTAGAGCAATTAAAGCAGTTGGAACGGCTTACTCAGCGTCTATATGCCAAAGATCCAAGCCAGGGGCAGTCAGGCGCAGTCTTCGCAATGAAGGAATTATTGGCGGGTGACACCATGAGCGTTAAAGAACGATACAATATGATCGGCTTTGATCCTCAAAAAATTAGGGGCTTATCCAATACGGGAGATATTGCGGGGCTAATTGAGTATGTAGATCAGATGTTCAACAGATTTGGAGCTACCCAGAATGTAGTAGACAAAATGGCTGACACCATGCCGGTGCAAATGAATATACTTAAAGACAGCATAAAAAGCGCATTCGCCGATACGGCAACCCCTGTAATGACCAATCTATCCCAGGTGGTAAGGCAGCTTAACGCTGACATGGAAGCGGGAAAATTTCAACCGTTTATAAATGTCATGGTCAACGGAATGGGGATGATTGGTAACGGTATGGCTTGGGTAGCTGAAAATGCAAATTGGCTAGTTCCTACGTTGGGCGGTCTAATGACGGCGTTAATTATTTATAAGGGTGTTTTGAAAACTATAGATGTGGTTCAACAGGCGTTGGGAGTTACTACGGCTATTCTCACGAATAACTGGATAAAAGCGGGAATAGCCCTTGCCGCTTTTGTAGGAAGTGCAGCTGTTATTGGGGCTATGTCAAAAGAGATTGAGGGACAAACTGCCGCTGAATTAGCTAGTTTAGATGATCTTGCAAATAATATGGCGAATACTCCGTTGCCTACCGAAATAACCAATACAGACCCAGTAAAAGTGTCTGGCGAGGTTGACATAGAACAGGAAAGCCTTAAATATATGATGGATTTTGCTGGAAAGAAATTCCTTGCCATGTACAGCACAGCGACATTAGCACCCCAGGTCAATATGAATAATGTACAGGTAAATGATCCGATGGATTTAGATACGGTATCAGGTTACCTTGCCGGGCAATTAGCGGATATGACAAACGCACAGCCACAGGGGGGTTACGCATGAGATATGATGTTTATTTAGATGATATCGAACTCTATGGAGTAACTACGGTGACCGAGGACTCGGATCGAGATATTACAACCTATGATGGATTGGGGCAGGGAAACTTCCCTGTCCCGGAAAGTAAAGGATTAAGATCATGGGTGATCGAATGTGAGCTATCAAATATTAATGATTTTAAGCATGGCAACTGGACATCGGCAAAGCAGATTTTCAAGGAATTAGAAAGCCTGCTCAGCGACAAAAGCGCAAGCAGGCTGGTAATTAATTCCGATAATGTTAAGTTGTCTGAAAGGGCGCTTATTGAAAGTTATACAAAGCGGGAAAAATACAGCGGGGTATATGAGGTAAGTATTAAATTAACCGAATACAAGGCCGCCGCAATTAAAACTACGGATGTTCCCTACATTCCAAGGCCGGGGAAAATACCAACGCCGCCGCCGACGAAAACATACAACAATTCTACCGACGTATCAACGGATATAGTATATGGGCCGTTTCCGCAAGACTTAAGCAAAGACCAAACCTATACATATTATTGGCCGGACGGAAAAGAAAGAATAAAATATACGAACAATCCTAA